ACGTGGCCGAATAGTTAGTACCCTGAAATGCCGCTCTCAACGACGCGGGGCTGAGCGTCGTGTCACTACTGGTGAGCCCCTGAGCCTCCGGCGTCGTAGCGCGCCGAGAGATCCCAGAAACCAATGTTGTTGCCGGAACCGCGGCGACGCCAGCGACGACGGATTGCACAAACGCTGTGGTCGCAAGCTTCGTCGAGTTGTCCGCTACGACAGGCGTTGGCGCGGTCGGTGTCCCAAGGAAGGCGGGGGAAGTCAGAGAGGCCAGAGCTTTCCAAGCCGCCGACACCCCCGCATTGGGATCAACTGCATTGTTGTCGGCTTGGCTAACCCAAACTGTCACCCCATCATTACCAAGAATCAACGCGCCCTTCGGATAGCCGCCGATAGCGGTTGCAAATGGCGCATCGTATGTATATCCCCCCCCCGCATTGGCCCACCGCTGACCTTCGCTAAGAAAGTTCAAGATGCCATTGAAATCGGCACCATATGGCGGCACGCCACCGGCTGCTAGAGGCGTCATCGTCAAAGGCGGAAATCCATCCGTAAACGATGCCGCCCCAGGCGTAATGCCGATTTGCGAATTCACCGGGATGGTGTTCTTGGTGCCACTTTCCGCAAAGGGAACTGGAGACTTGCTGGGTGCATTACTGGCTTGCATTTATAAGCCCCGAAGATGTGAAGAAAACGCCAGATCCGAATGGCTGCATAAGCCCTTCGTGGAAACCGAAAGTGGTGGAGCGATCGACCTGTAGAACATTTGCCAATACCGCCGCCGGTTTCGGAATAGCACCGGACTGAGTCAAGATGGCGATCTCGAAGGGCTCGAGCGCAAACTCAAACACGTACCGAAACTCCATGTTTCCGGTATCAGACACGTAACAGCGACCACGGCCTTCGAACAGGTTTGACAGCAAACGATTAAGGCTCGGTGAAGTGCAGTCGCTGATATTTGCGAGGGCCTTCACCAGAATTAAGCGTCGATATGCATCGTCAGCCAACCGATAGGTCTGGGTGGCCTGCTCGCCTGCGAAGAACGGAGCCTGGTTGAAGGGCTGCCAACTGATGGCCTCTTCGTAACCCAGATAGCTGACATCGCCCGGAACGGTCAGCATTCTCCCGATATCGACAATCCTTCCCCAGATATCCAGCCCGAACCCCTGAGCCGTCTCCACATTCCAGACGAAGCTGTAGAACGCATCAAAATCGGCGTCCGGATTGATGTATTCGTCCATGTTGTTGATCAACTGGACGAGCGTCGGGCTGTTGGCATACTGGCTGATGATGGTCCGCGCCACCAGACCAGGCTTCGGTTGCACGTTCATACCAAGGTCACCGAGATATCAGCAGCCGACACAGTCGGGCGCCGATTGATGGGCACGGTCAGGCTCGCCGCCGTCGGGGTCGCATCACCCAGCAACAATGAAAGGATTGACACCGAAGCGCCCAGCATCGACACGGGCGCGTAAAAGCGGCTTGCATAGATGGTTGAGCCTATGCGCGCGCGCTGACCTCCGTCGGAGCCGTTGAAAGCGTCGACGATGGCCTGCTTCGTCAATTCCACAATGTTCGATGGCAGCGAGGGATTGTTGGCCAACTGAACCGCAAATTTCACGGGCAGTGCGACGGGCGTTTCCCACTTCACGACGTAGGATGGGTACGGGTAGGCATAGCCGTCCCTGTCCTCAACCGTATAAGACGTGTTGCCGTTGTAGTCAGCCCCGTTGCTCTTCTTTCGCCAGATGGCCATGGCGATATCCGCCGCCTCGCCTCCTACGACGGCCACCCAGATGGAGTGCGGAACGAGCGAGACACCGCCGATGGTCTGGGCGATGGACAGGTTGTTTTCCGTCACGTAGACGTCAATCACCCCGTCCAGGTTTGCAACCGCAGCGTAGATGGACTGCAGCGAGCTACGGGCATTGATCGCCACCGACTGGCGGCGGCGCTCTTCGAACTCAGCGCGCGACTCGACATTGCTGCCCACGGTACCCGCGTCAGCGTTCAAGACCGAGTCCCACCCGGGGATGGCTTGGTAGATCTGGTTCAGCGTGCCCGCCGCGCAGCTGATCGGTCCGTTGACCGAGCAGGAGAACGGCAGATCAATGCTGCCCGAGGCTGGGATCGTGCCGGCCTGCGTGCACAGGTAGATATTTCCGTCGACCGCCTGCGCGCGCGCGCCCACGGGGATCGTGACACCCGTCAGGCCCATGCACGTCGCAATCACGGTGGTGGCGGTGCCGGGCTTGCGGTCCAGGAAGTAGATGCGGCCGATGGCGTCCTGCATCCGGCCGGCGGCGAAGGCAGGGTCCACCTGGTTCACATACGAGGCAAACTCGCTGTTCTTGTCACCGATGATTGCCGTGGTGGTGCTGGCCAGCTGGCCCTGGGGCGTCTCCAGGTTCTTGTTCAGGCCGCCACCGAAGGCGCTGTCCATGTCCGCCAGCACGCCGGCCAGGATCTCGGATTCTTGAGGCAATACGAGGCCTTCCGGCGTGAACTGCACGCGCGGTACTTGGGAGGTAGCCATGGGGTCCCTAGAAAGTGATGGTCGACGTCGTGCCGTTGGTCAGCGTGACTTCGACGTAGCCGCTCAGGCGGCGATTCTCGAAAGCGGTGATGGTAGGCACGGCATCGGCCACGTCCGGAACGGTCAAGGCTGCGGCGCGTAGCCGTTCGCGCACCAGAGCCAGGGGCGGCAACTGGCCCAGCACCTCGGTCCAGTACGGTATGCCCTTGGCCGTGTCATAGAACAGCTCACCACGGAACAGTTTGATGGCGCTGGCCACGTCCTGTGCGACCGCGTAGGGGTTCGACGCCATCGCGATGTTGCCAGCAGCATCCAGAACTAGGTCCCACGCCGTTCGATCCAGCAATAGGGTATCCACGTCAGCCCCCCTTCACCGTGGTGGTCATATGTGATGCGTCCATCTGCTGCGACGGCGGATTCGTTTCAGAGCCCACCCCGTTCTCGTGGTGTGTGTGGCTGTTGAAAAGAGTCTGGAAGACGGAGGTCACAAACGCCTTCAGGCTCTGGCCAGCGGCGCCCAGCGATATGGTCGGCGCCGTCACACTTGCGCTGCCGCTCGCGGTTACAGTCGAGGTGGCGCACTGCACCGTCGCGGCTCCCGACGCGGTAACCGCCACCGTCGGCGCGATGACTTCCACCTTGGAAGGTGACACCACGTTGATACCGCCCTCGGTGAATTGCACATACTGCACCGGCGCGCCGTTGAGCATGCCGCCGAAGTAGAGGCCGTCGGCCATGTCGTGCGTCCGCCAGGACCCAGGGTTCGACTGCTGCTTGCTGGCCTTGACCGCCGACAGGTCCCGATTGGCGAATGCCGCCATGCCGATGTCCCCGACCTTCGGATCGAGAATCACGGCGTCGGTGCCGCCCTGCAGCCGGAAGTACGGCAACTGGAACAGCTGGCCATGCGGCACCGCATTCCCGTTTCCGTCCAACTGGTTCACCAGCGGCTGTACGTCGACAAAACCGACCGGCGACACGCCACCGTTGTTCGTCACCGCGATCACGCGCACCAGCGTGCAGGTGTTCAGCCGATTCAACATCTGCGTCACCAGGAAGCTGATGGCGCCGAAGTCCTGGGAGCCGTCGGCAGCCGCAGCCTGTCCGCGGTACCCGAATTGAGGATCAGCCATTTACCGGCCTCTGGCACAAGATTCTTGACACCCAGGCGCCGCCCGGGACCTCCGCCTCGAGCTGATGCACGAGGCTCACTACCGTCCATTCCCCGTGGGCTGCCTCGATGACCGAAATCACCTGCACACGGTTGCCGAGCCCCAGCTGTGGGGTGTACAGCACGGTGAACTCCACGCCGCCGCCGGTGAAGGTCGGGTAGCCCACCAGGTTGTCGCCCGCCTGGATCAGCACGGGCTCATCGGCGCGGGCGCCAGCCTGCGGCCAAATTGCAAGAATCCCGCGGTCGATCGTGTAGTTGAACCGTGCCGCCCGAGCGCAAGCCTTCAACTGGTCCAGTGCGGTTCCAGGGAAATACGGATTTGACAGAGCCACATCCACGCCATTGTTCTGGAAGGCCAGATTCATGGCGTTGGCCAGATCCTGCGCAACGACTGCCGCCTGTATCGCTCCCCTGTAGCTGCGGGCATTCGCGGGCTTAACCGCCTCGAACGCAGCCGCGAGCGCCACAACATTGAACACCACCTCCGGCGCCTGGTTGTAGTCGGCCCAGGCCTGCGAGATTGTGCCCTCATAGACCACGGTCAGTGCATCGGCGCCCACGTCCCCAGCCGCCACCAGGATGCGGTTGTTCCGGCGCTCGGTCAGGATGGGCCCGATGACAGTCAGCTTGTTGATCATGTCCTGCGACAGGCCGAAGATGCGCAGCTGCAACTGGGCCTGCGCGTCCCCGTTGTAGGCCACGACGGCCGCCTGAACGCGGTAGCCGGACAGCGTGACAGCGGGCCCAGCGTTGTCGCCGAACTGCCCCTCGGCCAGGTTGATCGTGACGTCGATGCGGCGTTTGACGAAGCTCATAGATCTGTGCTTTCCCGGTACATCAATTGGAAGCGGCCGCCGAAACCGGCGTAGACAGGGTCATCGCGCCCTTGGGTGTCAACGAAAGTCAGGTCGCCCACGAAGCCGCTGTAGGTCTCCCGGATCAGCCAGACGCGGTCATGGCACAGCACCGCCATGGCGACAGGCTCGTGATTCACCTGCAGGTCGAGGTATACCCCCGTGGACTTCTGGTAGACGCTGACCTGGCAATTCTGGCCGCCCAGCACCACGCTGAAGGCCTGCGCCGGCAAGGCGCGCAATGGGATTTTCCTCATTGAAACTCCGTCGTCAGGATCAACGGCTCGCCAGGTTCGGTACCGAGCGGGAAACTCTGCACCTGCCCGTTATTCTGCTCGCCGGCGCCGTCGGGCTCCGCTGTGCTGCTGAAGGCGGCCTGTGCCGTCCGCCGCACTTCCTCGACGTACAGGTCGACGATCAGCTGGCTGGGCCCCGAACGAGAATTCCGCTCGTAGGAATAGGCCACGACGTTGGCCGACGGATAGACGATCTCTGGCGTCACCACCGAGAACAGGTCCACGCTGCCCTTCAACGTCTCCAGGGTGTTCAGCAATGCACCGCGCGAAGCCGTGTCACCGCTAAGGGCGAACCGCAGCATGGCGTCGAACGGCGTGTCCACCTTGTTGAACGACGAGAACGAGCCCTGCTCCACCGGGAAGCTCGATATCCGCGAGCCGTTGCGAAAGCGGATTCCCAGGAACGTGTCGAACAGAAGCACCTGCTGGCCATCCTGGTCATACAGCCCCCAGCGCGGGATGCCGAAGATCAGCGCAGCGATGGCGCCGAGGCCGAGATTGGCCAGCTCGCCAAGCGACGGAATCGTCAGCCCGCGCAGCACCGCCGGGACGCCTGGCACTTGCGGCACATTCGGAAATTCGATCAGCGGCATCAGAAAGTCCCTGTATTCGCCTGGTTCACCAAGCTCTGGCTACCACCCAGCGCGCCCAGGTCGCGGGCAATGCCCTGGCCGTCGGTCGCCTGCGTGTGAATCGTCACCGGCCCGTTGATGTTGACCTCGTGGTTGTTCTCGGTGTTCAGCGGCAATGGCTTCGCGCCGGCCTGCGCAATCACCGGCGCAGCTTGGGCAGCCGCAGCGGTCGAAGACCCCGCCGCCGCTTCCATACTGGCGATATGCGCGGCGCCATACAATGCGCCGGCCGCGGCCGCGCGCTTCTCGGCTTCGCCGTCCTTGTCCTTCGGGCGCTCGTAGTAGCGTGACACGGCATCGCCGGCCTGCTGCGGCGTCTTGGCCGCCTGCAGCTTTTCCATGGCCGTGCGCTCCGTGTTGCGGAGTTCCCAGTCCACGAACGCCAACTGCTGGGCCAGCGTCGCGTCCTTCAGGTCCATGCCAAACGCCTTCTTGAAGTCGGCCTGGCGCACGGGATGCCACTGCCCTATGCCAACCGCCTGCCCGTTCTCGCCCACCGCCTTCGGGTTCAGGTTGCTTTCGGCCATGAGGTTGGCCACGATGCCGGCCGCCTGCTCTCGCGAGTAGCCCTTCCCCTCGAAGAACTTGATTGCATCCATCGCCGCCTTGTTGCCGCTCTGGTAGGCCGGATTGTTCAGGGCGTCCAACTGGGCGCCCTCGCCCTGATTGAGCGACTTGCTGTAGGTGGCCAGGGCCACGCCACCCGCAACCGTGGCAATGGTCCCAAGCGCCGCAACGCCGGCCGCACCCGAGGCGCCCCCGATCACGCCCAGCGACGCGCCAATCGACGCCAGCGCGGTCGCCAGGGACGCCATGGGCGCAACGATCGACAACAGCTTCAGGGCCGCCAGGCCGATCAGCACGTTCTTCCATCCGCCCACTGCCTGGGCCGCCTGGTCTGCCTTCTCGACCAGGTTGCTCAGGCCGTCGACAGCTCTATCTATCCACTGCACGATCTGCTGCCGATTTTCCAGGAAGTAGTCGCCGACCTTCTGGGCCGCCTTCAACAGCTTCTCGAAGGTAGGAATCAGCGCGATCAGCACCTTGGTGCCCACCGATTCGAATGTGTCGCGCAGATCCAGGTATATGTTGCGCAGCCGCTGGGCGTCCTGGGCATCCTTCGACGAGATGGCCGAGCGCTTTTCCTGCGCCAGCACCAGCTGCTGGATTGCAGCCGGCCCCTGCTTGATCAGGTCGAACTGGTCGTCCGAAATGCCCATCATCTGGGCGGCCAGCGCGGCGCGGGCGCGGTCGGTCTTGTAGATCTCCGACACGATACGCGAGCGCGCCAGCAGGTAGCTGTTGCCGTCCTTCAGATCCTCGACCTTGCCGCCGAACTGGAAGAACGCCGGCAAGGTCTCGGCGGACATGCCGCGGCGGAACTTCGCCACCTCGCTGGCCGACTGGCGCAGCTGGGCGGTGATGCCTTCCGCCGACCCGCCCGCGCGCTCGGCGGCCCGTTGCCAGGCCTGCAGGCGCTCAGTACTCATGTCCAGGTTCTTGGACATTTGCCCCAGGCCCGCGGCGCTGCTGATGGTGTTCGCGGTGAAGTTCTTCAGGCCCATCCCGGCCGTGAACACCGCCAGCAGCGCCAGCGCCTCGTTGCGCATGCGGCTGAAGAACATGGCCGCCTGCTTGCCGTTGGCCTCCATCGTCCGCGCGGCACGGCCGGATTCCTCCGTCGTGTGCTTCAGCGAACGATCGACCTCCGCCACGCCCTGCTTGAACCCTTTGGCGTTCAGCTTCAGCTCGACAAACAGCGCATCCAGAATGGTGGCCATTGCTACTTCCTCACTTCGGACAGCACGCGCCTGTTGTGCGCGTCCACCGCGATCACCTCAAGCAGGTTGTAGAGATCCTCGGCCCCGTACACGGTCTGCAGGTCATGCAGCATGTGTGGGTGCCGGGAGATGACCGCGGCGATGTTGGGCGGCACATTGGCGTAGCTGATCAGCCGGTGGTTGCCGCCGTGCCAGGGCTGGACGCCGAAGTCGATTGGCCGGCGGCTTGCGAAAAATCCAGGTGTAGCGCCACGATCTCGCGGCGCAACAGCAGGCGCGTGGCCACTTCCTCGATGTCGTCTTTGTCCAACTTCCGCGTGCCGGCGCGGCCCAGATCCACCTCGACGCATTCCATCATCTTGTCGAAAAGCGGCTTCGCCTGTGCGAACTTCAGGGTTTGGAGCGCCTTCAGGCCGATCGACGCGAGCCCGGCCAGGCCGGCCTGCGCGATGTTGTCGGGGATATCTACCCCTGCATTCATCAACGCGAACATCGCGCGGCCGGCCCACTCCTCGGCGTCGGCCGCCGACAGCTCGGTGATCAGGAACGCCTTGCCCTTGTCGCGCCCCGGCGCGCCGATAGTGATGGTCTTCTGCTTTCGAGCCATGTCACACCACCGACGGGCTGACGTTTTGCCAGGTAATCTGGAACGTCATGGGTTGCAGGATGGCGCGCGCGGTCGGCACCGGCGGCGCTTGGGTCAGCACGCCGCGCTGGAGCGTGTACTTGCGCTCCAACGACGGAATCGCCAGGGACCCGCTGGCGTAGAACACCTCCCGCGACGTCTGCATCGCGGCAATCCAGGCTTCGAACAGCCCCTTCGACGGGGAGTCGGCCTGGATAGTGATGGTCTGGATCACGGGCTGCGGCGTGTAACCGGCGGACATATAGCCATCCACACCCATCACCGCCTGGGCGAGCTGCACGGCGTCGAACGCAAATGCGTCGTCCGTGGCGTAGCCCTCGACCTTGCGGGGCGTGGGGTAGACGGTACCCACCGCCAGCATGAGGACGGAATTGGCACTGGTCAGAGTCGTCATGATTTGTTGCCCTTACAGGACGGCCAACGAGGCCAGGGTGATCTGCTGGACGGAACCGCCATCCATGTACCAGAAGGTCATGGGCGGCGTACCGCGCGCCTCACGCACCTGCGGCGTGGCGTCCTTGATCTGCAAGTACCAGCCACGGGTCTGGAGCGCTTCTGCGATATCCACGCCGGCCTGGTTGTTCACCTGGGCCTTCTGCTGCGCGGACAAGGTCACGCCGGCGCGGATGGAACCGAAGTTCACGCCGGCGTTGATCGGATCCAGGCAGGCGGCGTCGATCAGCGTGTAGCCGTCGAGGTTGTACGGGATCGAGTTCATCTGCGTGAGCAGCGTCATCAGCGCCTGCTGAAGGGCCGCGTTCTGCCAGATCTGGTTCACGTACACGTCGATCCACTTCCAGCTTCCGCTGATCTGGCCCGGGTAGAAGAACCGGAACTGATCGTTGCTGGTCGCGTAGTCGCCGTAGAAGTTGTAACCGTTGTCGATCAGCGTCTGCGCGGTCGTCGCGTCGGTCACCGAGAACATCAGGCCCGACCGGCTCTTGAAAGCCAGCGTGATCCGGCCGTTCGTGCGCTCGAAGTCGATCGACGCCACGGCGCCAAGCACAAAAGCCGCGTGCTGGACGTCCTTGTAGACCGGCACCGAACCGGAATACTCGTTCGCTGCGATACGCGCGGCCCAGCTGGTAGTACTACCCTGCTGCGTGGCCGCAACGTCGGTATCCCAGCCCACGTAGACATAGCGGTTGCCGCGGCTGTTCGTCCAGGCCGAGAAGGCGACCTTGCCTTCGGTATCCGGCTCGAAGGTGGTCATGAACGACGCCCAGTTCTGGGTGATGTCCGTGATCGCGCTCATGTTCACGACCGGGACGCCGGCGGCGGCGCCCTGCGACAGCACGGCACCGGTGGCCTGCGTCAGCTTCAGGCCGGCCGCGATCGTGCCACTTCCGTAGCTGATAGTGCTGGCCGCGCCATCGGTGGCCGAGGTGATCACGAAGGCCGCGCGCTGCGCATCGTAGGTGCACGAGGCGCCGAACGACGTGAACGCGGCCTGGATGATCGAGGCGGCGTTCGAGAAGCTGGTAGCGGCCGACAGGTTGATCGTGCTGGACGTCTTCGCGATGCCGTCGACACTGACCGTCAAGACGCCCGTCAGGGCCTGCAGCTGCGCCAGCGTGGTCGAGGCCATCGAGCCGCCGCGCACGTAGGCGGCCACGGCATCGGTCGGATACTGGGCGAACAGCAGGTTGCCTGGCTTGCGCGTCGAGTTGTCGAAGCCGTTGAAGTAGATGCCGGCCAGCGTCGCCTCGGTCGAGGTGGCGCCGAAGAAGCGCTCCACATCGCGCGCCGTGGCGAAGCTTTGGACGGTTCCGACCGGCACAGCCGTATCGGTGGTGAGGATCAGGCCGTTCAGGTCGAGCGCCGATCCGCCGGCGCCGATCACGCCAGGGACGACCTGGACGATTTCACTGGCGGGAATGGACATAGCTTTAAGCTCCCGGAGGGTAGGTAGTGTCGACCTCGACGAGGTCCACGTGGAGTTCGTCCGCAAACTGCTGCGGCACGGTGATGGATGGGTTGAACTGCAGGACCGCGTCGACTGACCAGCGTTCCAAGTACTGATCCTCGCCGGTGATGAACGGCAGTTGCCGCGGCTCACCGGTGTAGAGCGGCTGCGCGCCGCTCGCTTTCAATGCATCGCAGCCGTAGGAGCTGCGCAAAGCGATACAGATGGCCAGGGCCAGGTCCTGCGCGCCGTCGCCGTAGCAATCGACCTGGGCGTTCCACTGGGTGGGCCGCGTCAGGGTCATGGTGCCGGCGCTCGGAACATCCGCGTAGGTGGTGCGAGGAAGGGACAGCGCGGGGGCCAAGGTCGGCGTGATGTACACGTAGCGGCCCCTGGGCGGCGGCACGCGGTTTTGCTGCCCGCGTACCACCTCGACCTGGTCGCCCACGATCACCTGAACGAACGCGCCCAGCGCCTCGACCAGCGCGTCCTCGGTCATGGAAACAGGGATGCTCATGGCGCCGCGTCCATCTGAAGGGTCGCACCGACCTTGCACCAGTCGGGCCAAGTCTCGAAAACCACGGTCACCAGCCACACCTGCCCACCGAATACCAGCAGGTCTCCGCCCTTGGCCAATGGACGAACGACGCCTTGGGTGTCGCCGTACATGTACACGCTGCGCTGCACGCCCTGGATGTTCTGCGCCTCGAGGTGCGCCAGGTCCTTGCCGCTGAGCGGCTGAACCTGGAGGCGCGCGGCAACGTCCGGCTTGTACTTCGGCACCTGCTTGCGTCCGGCGCCGATCTCGAAGCCATCGCTGGCGCGAAGGGTGCCGTCGATCATCGGGTTCACCGTGGCGATGATCGGGCCGGCGATTGCATGCAGATTCATGTGTCGACCTCATAATCTACCGAGTTCAGCATTTTGCCCGTCCAGACCAAGGGCTTTGCCTGAGTGCCGGTCACTTTGGGCTGTACTCCGCTGGCGATATCGCGGCGCGCCTGTTGCACATCGGCAAACGAGATTTCCTCGGGGTGGTTCCCGAATCGCTCACGCAGGAGAAGCGTGACAGGAGACAGCGCAGGCCCGTCAACTTCCCGGATCGACTCCTGAAGCTGCCCTTTGATGCCCTTGCCCATCTGGCCCAACGCCTTATCGATGTCGTAGTCGTTGTTCTTTGCCAGCGCCCCGAGCGCTCGCGGCCAGTCCTTCTGTTTGGCCGCGATCATCGTTCGGAAAAAGGACCTGGGAGGAATTCCTCTCTCAGGCGAGCCAAACTCCTGAATCGCCGCCACATAGGCGACCGGCGTGCCATCAGGATAGGTGGCGTTCTCCAGGAATCCCGTGCGCAGTGTCCCGCCGTCGCCCACCTTGTCGGCCATTTCCTTGAGCCGGCGCATGAGCGCATCGCCGCCCTTCAGGCCTACGGTCGCCATGGAATCACCACAGGGACCGCGTAGCCGGTCGGCGCGGGCCGATAACGGCCCACCCGGTACTTGGCCGTTGCCTCCCAGTACTGGGCGCCGTAGCCGGTCTGGGCATACCACTGCGCCGAACCCGGCGCCACGTTGTATTCGGCCGACACCGACACCGAACCCTCGGTGGCGCTACTGATCCGGCCCACCAGCGGCCTCGGGCCCTTGCCGTTCTCGCCATAGGTCAGCGCCGCGACGTGGGCCGTCAGCAGGTATAGGAGCACCTTGCGCTCGTCGACGTCACAGACCGCGCTGGTGTCCTTGTTGCTCAGGTACAGCGTGGCCATGCTGAAGGCGTGGTTGAGCTGCTCATTCGAGAGCGACGCGAAGGACGGGTAGATCAGCCGGAAGTCAGCGGGATCAAAGACGACGACAGCCATGGGCCGCTCCTATTTCTTCTTGCCTTCGTAGTTCTCGGGCTTGATGTTGGGCGCCGGAGCATCGGGGTCCAGGCCTTCCAGGCCGGACTTTTCGTCCTTGCGTTCCTTGGCCTTCGATGTGGCGCTGCGTTCGCCGCCCTGGGCGAAGATCAGCTCCTTCTTCAGCGGTTGGAAATCGGGGTACAGCTTCGTCCAGGCTTCCCAGAAGTCGGCGGCCACTTCGGTGAGGCCATGGCCTGCGATGGCTTCCGGGTGGTTGGCGCCATTCAGCACCACCGGCTGTTTAGCGCCCGGGACGTCCAGGACCAGCCCATTGGGCAATTTGCACGCGACGGTAACGGTCGACATTTCTCATCCTCGAATAAAAAAGGGGCGCCGATTTGGCGCCCCTGGTCGTTGCAGCAGGCCTGCGTTACACGCCGATCATGCTGGCGATGGCCATCGGAACCTTGATGACGGCGCCCCACGTGCCCTGCGACTTCTTCTGCTTGAAGCTGGAGGTGTCGCGGACGATGGCGTGCGCGCGCATCTTCTCGGTGAAGGCGGCGGTTCCCACGTTCTGGCCTTCGATCGAGTCCGCGATGAGCTGCACCAGCTGGCCCGAGCCCGTGGCGTACTGCACGGCGGTCTCGACGGTCAGGTTGGGGAAGTTCTTGGCCAGCATGTCGCTGACGTTGACGTTGTACTGGTTCGTCTTCGTCAGGTTGACTTCGATCTCGGGCGACATGCACAGCTTCAGCTTGTCGCGCCGCGTGACCAGGCCGCGCGTCTGCGCCACCAGCTGGCCGTAGATCTTCACGATGTCGTCGTAGACCGCCTGGCCGTCCTTGCCGGACCAGAGGGTCACGCCGCCGACCGAGATCGGGGCCACCGGCGCCGACAGGTTCGGATCGTTCAGCAGGCCGTAGTTCTGCAGGCCGGCGATGCCGAAGAAGTAGCTGTTGTCCTGGAACTTGTTCAGCACCAGGGCGGACGCGATGTTCAGTTCCGACGCCCAGTTGATCTTCGCCTGGCCGGCCATGTCCAGCTCGCGCTCACCCCATTCCGTCATGGTCTGGTAGTGGTACGACTGGCGCTGCGGGAAGTTGGTGTTCGCGCCGGCGCGGCCGTTGTTGTTGAAGTCGCCATAGGACGACACTTCACCCGTGGATTCCACCACCGGGAAGGTGGCGGTCAGGGTCGTCCAGTCGCCTTTCTTCGACTCGCCCAGGATCACGGCGCCCTGCATCGGCGTCGTGAGCACGCGGGTCAGCTCGGGGTCGATGTAGTTCAGCAGGTAGCCCGGGATACCCGAGTTGCTGACCGTCACCAGGGGGCCCGCGGCGTCCATGGCCAGGCCGTAGTCAGCGCGGAAGCCGTCGGGCAGGTAATCCTGAGCGCCCGGGAACACGATGCCGAAGCGCTTCTCCAGCATCGCGAGGTCTTGATGTCGTTTCATGTCATTACCCCAGGTTGGTGGAGGTGATCTTGATCAGCGCGCCGACGCCCCCCGCGCTGGCAACGAACCAGTCGGTTTCGGTGCTACCGGCGATGGTGGCGCCAGCGGCACCGGTGGAGATGGTGCCGTCCGTGTTGGAGGCGAATACCTTCTGGCCGATCGTGGCCACGGTCTTGGTGGCGGCCCAGAAATCGCCCAGGTTGTGCAGGGTGACGCCGAGCCCGGCCGGGATGACCATGGTGGCCTCGGCCAGCCAGATGGTGATGACGCCCTGCTGCTCACGGTGCACGAAGCCCGTGGGCACGCCGGAGCCAGCATTCGTGACCTTGCCGTTGGCGTCAGCCCAGGCGAAGCGGCCGACGGTCACGCCGGCGGTGTCCGCCACCAGCGCGCCGGGGCCGGCCAGGACGGTCGAGCGCGGGTTCGAGCTGGCGAAGTCGCCCGCCACCGCGGCGGCGGGTTCGATGTAGACCTGTTTCTGGAAGCCCATTTAGATCACCTTCGGCTGATGGGGGTAGCGTTGGTTGAAACTCTGCACCGAGGCCGAGTCCATCGCCACACGCGGGGTTTGGGGAGCCTGGTCTTGCGCCAGGGCCATCTTGACCAGCGCGCGGTACGCCGAGGGCGGCGTATCGGTCAGGTCGATTCCCTTCGCGTCCAGGGCCATTTTGTAGACCGCCTCGGCCGAGTCCTGGGCGACGATTTCGCCGAGGATGGGCCGGCATTCCTGCTCGGCGGTGCGGATCGCGGTCATACGCGCGATGGCGCCTTCCTCGCCGGCCTTCTGGGCCTTGGCCAGCGCCTGGTCCATGGCCTGCTTGGTCACCGGCGCCGGCGGCGTGTTGGGCGTGGGCGGCGGCTCGTCGGATGCGCCGGCGGCGGGCTCGCCCAGGGCGGCCATGACGCGCGCGGCTTCTTCCGGGCCCAGCTTCTCGCCGAGCATTTCGCGCATCTTGCCCATCAGCTCGTCGTCCAGGGCGACCGGCTTGGGTTCGGCGGTGTCGTCGTCCTCGTCTTCGCCGATCGGCGCGACGGTCGGGTCGGTGAACACCTCGATGACCTCTTTCAGGTCTTCCAGGTCGGCGTCCTGCGCCAGCTTGCCCTTGAAGTGGTTCTGCATGGCGCGGATGATGCGCGGCTGCTCGGACTTCAGGTTCTTGCGGCTGACGCCCTTCAGGAAGGGGGTCAGGTCGCCCAGTGCCGCGTCCTGGGCCAGCCGGGGCCGGATATGCGCCCCGAGTGCCCCGGCGACGACGGCGGCGGTTTTGCTCAGTTTCATTTTCGGGATCTCCGAAGGGTTGAGGGTACTGCTGTCGCCTACGACGACGTCCGGGCCTGCACGGCCCACTTCGACAAGCGCGACGTGATTGCCGCGAATGTCTCGCATCACCCCGTCGTGTGCGACGCCTTCAAACTTGCCGGGCGTCATATCGGCACGGTAGCGATAGGCGCTCGAAAGCTCCTTTTGCTCATCAGACTCAATGAGCGCAATCGCGACGGCGTCCCATACGACGAGGGAATTCTTTAGGTACGGCGCCTGGTAGGAGGCGTTCGAACCGGTGGCCCCGACCACAAACTCTTTCTGCGGCTCAGCGGCCGAGACGGGGATGTGCTTGGACAGCAGCGGGATGTTGTTGAAGGTGGGCGCCGCGCGCGCCAGCTCTTCCGGATCACGCAACAGGAAGTAGATGCGGTTGGGGTCAAGCCCCAGCGCCTCCCAGTCAGGGATCTCGTCGCCCCGGTAGGGGTTGACCGTCGCCTTGCTGATGTTGCTGACCTCAACGTGCATCCGCCCGTCGACGTCGATCTTGCGGACGGTGGCGCGGTCGAAGGCCAGGCCGTGGGGTGTCTTCTGGTTCATGGCATATCCGGCCATTGCCGGTTTGATTTCGACAGGTTCTCCGCGCCGGGCAGCACCTGGAGGTTTGATTCGACGTGCAGACCGCACACTATCTTTCCGCGCAAAGGAACGATGTGGTCTACGTGGTGTGGCATGCCAGTTCGTTGAGTAGCCTCGCGCGCTAGTTCGTAGAAACTGCTGATCAAGGCTTGGTTTGCCCATGCCGGGGTCGCTTTGGTTTCTGCCGCCCTACGCCTTGCCTGCTTAGCTGCAATTTTGTGCAGATTCGCGCTGCGCCATGCCTTTTGAGAAGCTGAAACCACATCCTTATTGGCCTCATACCATTCGGCCATCTTCGCGGAGCGATGCTCCCGGTTGGCACGATAGTGCGCCCGGGACAGATCGCCGTGCCGCTCTTTGTTGGCCAGGTAGTGCGCGCGCGACGCCTCAGCTACACGGTCCTTATCGGCTTCGTAATGAGCCTTCCTGCATGTTTTGCAGCGAGCATGCCGGCCGTCTTTCCTGGACCGATCTATGCTGAAGCTTTCAAGCGGCTTGGATTCTCCGCACTTGAAGCATCTCTTCTGGTCAGCCCTCGAATCCGGGGATGATGCTGATCGACACGCATCGGCAGTTCGGCTCGGTTCCCGGAAATACCCACTTTCCATCGAGATACATTCCCTTTTCGATGTCATAAGTTTTCCCACTGGCAGCGACATGGGATGGCCTTGGATGCTTTCCGCCAGAGCTATGAAGCCAGCGCGCTTTGGTGATGCCGAGGCCTTTTTGCCTGACCCTTGTAATGGTGGCGGTCGCTTTATTCGACTGGTCGCGCGCGATGAACGCCGCGCGCCGCTTGGTGACGCCGTAGCGCTTCTGCAAATCCTCGACCAGCCCTTCCAGGTCTCGACCCTGGGTAACCGACCGCATAACCATGCCCTGCACGTCCTGCAGATGCTCGGCGGCGATCGACTTGATGAGTCCGACGTTCTCCTGCACGGTGGCCTGGAATACGTCGTTGGCCGCTCGGGTCAGCTGGAACTGCACGCTGAACCCTTTCTTCCGCAGGGCATTGCGCAGCGAGATATCCGCCGCGCTCATCGAGGTTTCGGCGAACTCGCTGGCCACCGGCTGGGCCGCCTCGTCGAAGCGTCGTTGCCACTGCTTGGCCAGGCGCCGCATCATCTTGGTCAGCGCCATGGCTGGGCTTTCGTCCTGGGCGATCTCCGGCACATTGCGCCGATAGGCCGCCGTCAGCCAGTACACCAGGGACCGCTGCATCTCATCGATCAGGCGGTCCAGGCGCTTGCGATAGGCCGCCTCGATCCCCTGGTTGGCGTGCACGGGGCGCAGCGGCACCTCGCGGCCAGTCGGGGATACGAGGTCAGGCATTCGCGTCTTCCTGCGGTTCGTCTTCCAGGGGCGGCGGCGCGCCGGGCACAGCATCCGGCACCCCGTCGTCGTCATCGTCGGCCAGATCCAGCGAGTGATAGCCGTTCGTCTCGTCCGCGGCCACGCGCTCGCGCTCTTCCTGCGGGCTGATGGCGGCGGACTCGATCAGCACTGCGCCGGTGTCCGCGTCCAGCTTGCGCACCTCGGCCAGCTCCTTCTCGCTCATCTGCCACAGCGGCACGAAGCTGAAGGTGATGTCGGGGTCGATCTCGCCGAACTCGCTCAGCTGGATCACCTCCAGGCACTGCTGCAGCGGGTCGCGGAACACCGCTTCCTGGGCCGACAACATTTCGTCGTAGAAGACGCGAATCTCGCCCTCGGCCGTGGCGTTCAGGCCGCTCGGCGTGATGCCCGTGTACTTCACCAGCGGAATGCCTGGCACTACGCACAGCTGCTCCAGCGACTGGTTCTGCAGCGCGTCCAGTCCAGACAGAGGCACGTTCTCGAACCCGAATTCCTCGTCTTCCTTGTTGACGGCGAAGACCCCGCGATTCGTCCGTGTCCGGTTGAACACGTCGATGCGCGCGAATACGTCGTCGCCGGGATCGCCCGAAAGGATCGACTGCAGATTGGTCTTGAAGACCCCCACCGAGAACCCATCGATCAGATTGGCCACCGCCTGGCGCGTCTTCAGCCAGTTGTTGACGTACGGAATCGTCAGCTGGGTCAACGACATGCCGCCGAAGTTGTACGACGGCTTCAGCAGGTCCGGCACCTCGCGCGACACGATGTTCAGGAGGCGGCTCGAATGCACCTGGCGCCCCAGCACAAACCAGGACGTCGGCTTGTAGAAGTCCGGCCGCATCGGGTTGTCGCTGTTGTAGAGGTACGGCGTCGTCCAGACAGGGTCGATGACCTTGAAGCCCACCAGCGCGCCCTTGGCGATCTTGGCCGGGCTCTTGACCAGGATGGACTTCAGTTCGTCCGGGTCGGCCCAGGCCAGCATGCCGCTGGGCGTCTTCACGTCGATGTAGATCTGCGACCGGCCGAACAGACCGTCCTGCAGCGCGGCGAGGCGGAACTTGGCTCGCAGGCGATGCCGGCGCATGGCCTTCTCGATGACCTCGAGCTTGTCGCTCTTGTCGTCTTCGCCCTTGACCTCCAGCTTGATCCACTTCCGGGTCATCTCCTTGGCGATGACATCGGACATCTTGCGGTATTCGGGGCGCTGCGACAGCTCGGCCAGGTAGGGATAGCCGATGAAGCCCATCCCGGCGTAGGCCTCGCTCACGTAGGCGTAGACCGGCGACATGGACTCATCCATCGCCAGCACGGCCTTCTCCATCGTGGCGGGGACTACGCCGGGAGCAACGGCGGGGCGCTTGAACTCTCCCACGGACGTGGCCACGGGCTCGGCCGGCGGGATGTTCGCTTTCCCCAAGGCTTCCAGGCTGATCTTCATCCCGGGCTCGCGGCGCGCAGCCGGCTCCGCCGTGGGAGCCGTCGCCGGCGTCCTGCGGAGGGTCCAGTCGAGTAGTTTCATGCACGCCTCAATGCGTCGGGGTTGATTTGCATCGGCCGCTTGGTGATCAGCTCGGCGAAGGCCCGTGAGAGCCCGTCGATCTGGTCGTCATGCTTGCCGTTCGGGAAAGACCGCAGCTCGTCGATCAGCGCCTTGTTCCAGTCGCCGCGCAGCATCAGCACGTTGCCGACGTTGACCTGGGCGGCGAACGGTTCGGCGCGCACAACCTTGTCGCCGCTTTCTGGGCTGCTCACGATCCGGTAGCCGGGCATGCCGCGCGTCAGGTACAGCACCTGCGTTTTGCCGGCCTGGCCCGGGTCTTGCGGGATGCTGATGCGGACCTGCCGGCCATCCAGCGCCGCGGTGTTCTCCAGCGCCTTGTCACGGCGGTCTGGCCCCCACTGGCCGCGCACCATGTCGCCGATCACGTACTGACCGGTCGGCAGGCGGCCCAGCTTCGGGCCGGCCGTGAAATCGCCCGCGCCGTCGGTGCTGGCGAAGTCCCAGCCGCGCACCCAGTCGATGCGCCCGGCCGGCAGCGCGTCGATGACCTGGATCTGGTCGGGCTTGAAAAGGTCGCCATCCAGCGGGGTCGGCAGCTGCTGATACAGCGACGACCAGGTGCGCGAGTTGCTCTCGAACTGCGCCCAGTGCTGGCGATCGAACCATTCCGGCCAGAGGTATTCGCCCCTGGCGCGCCCGAGCGGGTCCCTGTCGACCTCGCAGCGCGCCTGAATGCACAGCACCTCCCAGTCGTTGCCGTCCTTGCAGCGGATAAGCCCGCTTTCGCCCTTCCAGTCATCCGGCAGGATGCGGCCGGCCAGGTCGTCCTCATGCCACCGCGTGGTGATCAGGACAATCCAGCCGCCCGGGATCAGGCGCGTCTTCAGGTCGTCTTCGTAGGCATCCCAGGTCTTGTTCCGGATCGTCTCCGAATTCGCCTGCTCGCGGCCCTTGATCGGGTCGTCGATGATGATGCCGTGAGCCCGGTTGCCGGTAATGCCGGACAGGATGCCGCAGGCCATGTATTCGCTACCGTTCGAGAGCGCGAATTCCTGAGCGGCGTTCGAATCCGACACCAGGGCCGCACCCCAGATGTTCCGGTATCGCGGCTGCTTTATGATCGAGCGCGTGCGGCGCCCCATCTTGCGGGCCAGGTCGTCGCCGTAGCTCGCCAGGATGACGCGCCGGCTGGGGGTGGCGCCCAGATACTTAGAGGGGAACACCACCGACGCATACGTCGACTTAGCAGACCCAGGTGGCATGCAGACGATCATCCGGCCGTGCCGGCGCTGGCTGGTCTCTTCCAGCTTGGCCAGCAGCAGCCGGTGGTGCACCGCCATGGTGGTCTCGATTGGCTCGAAAAATTCGGCGTCCGGATCTTCCTCGTCCACCGGCCGGCCTGGCACCTCGATCGCATTGGCGTACTGAAGGATGTCAGCCCTCGCCCGCCTCCGAATCAGCAGCTCCCGGGCCGCTTCCTGCCGCGAGGGCAAGTAGCTCTTCGTCTGTGAGGTCATCGGCCTTTCGCTGCGTCGTGTTCAGGTTGATCTGCTGCGGCGTCGGCAGGATGCCGTAGGCCTCGCGCTCCAGCGGGATCAGCACCTTCAGCATGTCGGCCAGCTTCTTGGCGCCGTCCAGACGACCAGCGCTCGATATGGCGCGCCGGTAGACCTCGGCCCGCTTGTCGGCGGCCGCGTCGTCCTCGCCGCGCAGGAATTCGCCCAGCTCCTGGAACAGGCCGGGGTTGTTCGTCTCGGCCTCGATCTCGCTCATCAGGGTGTCGCACAGGGTGCGCATGCGGGTCAGCGAGTTCTTGTGCGACAGCTTGACCTCGGCCACCAGCTTCGCGCCGATGGCCACCGCTTCCGCCTCGCGGTACGCAATCGTTTCATCGCGTACCTGCTTGCGTACCTCCTCCCTGCGTACCAGCTCGTCGGCCTTAGCCTGCACCTTCGCAGCCAGGTCACGGGGCCACTCGTCGCGCTTGGCACGCTTGCGGATGGCCCCCTCGGTGATGCCGTGCAGGGTGGCGAGTTCGCGCAAGGACATGACGCCCGCGCGGTAGCCCGCCTCGATGCGCTCCCAGTCGGGTGGCGCCTTCTTGGGCTGTGTCATTCGGTTCTCAGTGTGGTTGCCCCCATCCGACTACCCGCCACGGCGGGCTGGGCGCGGCGGTTCTCGTCGTGCTGGCCGCCGGCGACAAGACCGGAAAGAAGTGCCCCGCGCATTTGCCCCTGCGCGGGCGCCAGGCCAGCTGAGGCGACTCATGGGGGTGTTGTTGGCGTGGGGCCCCTCCCCCAAGCACGCATTGCACGTGGCGCTGTGTGGCGCAGGGAGACTTCAGGCGGCGCCGGTCGGAGCCAGTGATACGGGGCCATCCCCGCGCGCAGCGGCCACGGTGGCGCGCTGCTGTCTGGTCGATTGCGGCGGCTGTTCCCACAGAGCAGAGGCCGGAGCGTGACGTCTGCCAGCCGGTGCCCATGCGGCCCGGCGGACGGTTCTCTCTGGCCCCTGCTCTCTGGAAACGAGCATGAAAAAAGCCCCGGCTTTCGCACGGGGCTTGTTTCTTGCGGACGCACGATGCCCGCCATGGGCATCGGGTCACGTCGTTAGACGGTAGTCAGGTTGTCTTGGCGGCGATTATGCACCCGCATTCCGTACTGCGCAACAAAATCTTCGAAGTTGCCGACGGCACGCACCAGGATGTCGTCGTACTCGCGCAACCTGATGCCCTGAGCGCGGCACGTGGCCTTCCAGTAGGCGCGCTGGACGTAGTGGGCCCGGAGCAGCTCGCGGTGCTGGTGCAACATTCGGTAGACGGCGTTGCGCCAGGCCGCTTCGATGAAGGCGCCGTCAGCCTCGTCCGCCTCCTTCTGCGGCTCCTCGACCTCGGCCAGCTTGCCGGCCTGCTTGGCCAGCATTCGGCAGATCTCGTAGGTGGGCGATACGCCGTAGCCGCCGCGGCTGCGCATCACCTCCCCCCAATTGCAAAGCCGTTCATGGAAATCGGCTGGCAACCGGTCCAAAAGCAAGCGAGAGACTGTCATAGGGTGCATCCTTCATGCAGTTGGCGCTTCGCCTTCAGGTAGGCAGCGTGGGCTTCTTCTGGCGTAGGGAATCGGCCTAGGTACAGGTTTTTCCCCTGGTATGTGAGCTGGGCGGCGAAGCGGCCGCCCGGCTTTGCCGTCACTCCCAGCAATCCCGTGCTACTACGAGCCAAGGGGCGCCGGCGGTTCTGGGTGTTGATCCTCCGGGGCACATCTCGCAGGTTTGCGATCCGGTTATCCAGGCGGTTCCCGTTGAGATGGTCGATGTCGTGCGCTGGAAACGCCCCGTGCATGTACATCCATGCCAGCCTGTGGGCGTAGTAGGTGACTCCGCCCTGATTGATTCGCCAGTAGCCAGTACTGGCTTCGTAGAAACCGGCTCGCTTCCCCTTCATGCGGGCTTGCACACCAGGGGCAGACGTCCACCGAAACTCGCCGGTCTCCGCGTCATATCGCAACAGCTCCTTGAGCCGCGCGTAGTTCAGCCTTGGAATGGTCATGGCGCGGCGCGCTCCTCGTACTTCGAACAACGTTGACCGATCTCTTCGCCCAGGGCGCAGCGCAGGACGCGCCGGCCGCCGAAGGGGTTGGTGATCAGGCGGATTTCCTTGCAGCCGGCGCAGGTGCGCGCCGGCGGGGGTTCTTGGCGGCGCTCCAGCAGCTTGGCCGGGTCGCCGCGTTCGGATCGGCTCGACCAAGTCATGCGGCACGCTCCCGGATGCCGGCCAGTGAACGCATTGGGCTCTGAGCCTCGCGCGCGCGCTGCGCCAGGATTGCCATGGCGGGCGAGAGGACAAACGGTTTTGGGGCCGCCTTCGTCCCGCTGACGACCGTGACCGGGCCGGTGTAGGGTTTCTCAGGCTCTGGCGCGGTGGTCTGTTGGTCTTTGCGCGTCGGCTGCGCAACGGCAATGGCGCCCAGACTCCAAGCGTCATACGCGGCCTTCGGCGAATCCCCGGAACGCGTCACAACGCCGTCGCCGCATTCCCAAACGCCCGCGACCTTCCGCAGGCGGGGCAGCACGGGCGCGCTGCGCTTGGGGCGCGGTGTCAGTTCTCCCCTCGCCTCGCGCACCGCCCGGGCGATCTGGTGCACGCGTGGCTGCGTTATGCCGAATTCCTTGGCCAGCACCGGGCCCGACTCGCCAGCCGTCAGCCGGCGTTCGATTTCTTCGTTGCGCGCGCGGGTTGCGGCGCCCTGGTTGGGGTTGCTCATGCTGCATGCTCCTGAGTTGCGCCAGGGATTCGGCTGACGGCGGGGATCAATGGCCGCTGCACGGTGGCCGCGCGCTCGGCGGCGGCGCGCAGCCAGCGGTCGGGCTGGTACTCGGCGGCGTGCAGGGCGTCGTGCTGACGGCTGGGCGTGGGCACGCCGTCGGGCATGCTGGCGAACCGTTGCAGGTAGTCGATGGCTTCGCCGCGTTCCGGCCTCGGCCAGCCGGTGCTGCGGTGGATAGCCGCGACGATCTCGGCTTCTGTCGCCGATTCCTTGGCGAAGCGATAGCCCATCCGGCGCAGCTTCTGAGCGCAGGCATAGCGCGCCTTGCGCACGGCGGTGAGTTGTTCAGGGGTGCGTGCCAACGTTGTCTCCGTGTTCTTCGGCTTCGTGCCGGTATGCGCTGGCGTGGCCCCAGACCGCGAGCCCGAGGCATGCGGCCAGGAAGCCCAGGCCGCCAAAGACGATCCACCAGCCGTTCATGCGGCACCAAACAGGTCGGTTTGCGGCTGGGCCACGGCCAGCGGCGTCACCACCACCATGAGCCGCGCGCCGAATTCGTCCGGCTCGGCCCGGCGGGCGTGAATCTCGCGCACCCATGCGTCGTCCTGGAACACCACGTCCTTGAGGCTGTCCAGCACCACCTTCTGCGCGTTGTCCAGGTCCAGGCATTGCACGGTGTCATCCCATGCGGCGCCCGCCTTGCGCATGCGCGTCTTCCAGTCCAGCGGGCGGTTCGGGTACAGGGTGAAGTCGACACGCACGCGCCCGGCGATGGGCTTGCGCACGCCCGCGACCAGCGCCAGCTTCTTCACCTGGGACTTGTAGGCCTTGGCCTCGGGCGTCACGTAGGTGCTGGTGAACGACGGCTTGCCCTTAGGCGTGACCGTGCGGCTGGCCCAATAGCGGTTTGCGCTGATGGGATATGGAAGGGTGAGCACGTATTCCTGCATCAGATTCTCCCAAGCGCGCGAATGTCAGCCTGCCCTTTCGGCCCCGGCACTCCCCACCTTTCACCCCTAAGGATGCTGTAAACCGAAGTGCGCCCAAGCCCGGTGTCACGCATGATCTTCGGCACGCTGGAACCGTCGGCACGCATCGCACGCACCTTCTGTGCAAGAAGCCACGACCCCTTGGCGCAAGCGTGTCTTTCGCCGGTCTTGTAAGTCCCATGGGCCCACCTATCCGCCGCGTTTCCGTCCGGCGAATCCCAACGCAAATTCGACACCCTGTTGTCGATGCCGACGCCGTTGTTGTGTGCCACCTGTGTCTGACCAGGCATAGGTGCTGGAAGGAACGCTTCAGCCACCAAGCGATGAACAAATTTCCAGGTAACGCGAGACTTCCGGCATAGGCCGACCCGGAAATAGGCGTTTGAGGGCTTCATGCGCAGCAAACGACCTGGGCGCGTGGACACGTACGGCGCGAATCTACGGACACGCCCGTAGCTAGACACCTCATATTCTGGCCATCCGACAACTAGGCGCCATTCTTCGCCCAGCGCGCGCGCGTAAGTGTCCGCCAGCGTCCCAGCCATGGGATCAATCGCCACGTCGGCCTGGGCGGTCAAGTTCGGTGTAGTCATGCTTCGGCTTCCTCGGGTTGGTTTTGGTCCAGCCAGGTGGGGCCGGCGGGTTTGGGGGTGCCCATGTGCGCCTGTGGCTGGCGGCATTCGTCGCCCAGGACGCGGAGCATGTGGGCGCCCAGGTGGTAGGCGGTGAGCTTTTCGGCTTTGGCGGCGCTGGCCAGGATGTCGGCCCTGCCCAAGGCTTCGATCCGGTCCAGCACCTTGCGGCTGACGCTGTCGCCCTTGGGGCGGTTGACCAGCCAGTACGCGGCGGTGAACAGCGCCTTGCGGTTCTGGGCACGCGCGCTGATGTCGTCGAATTCGGAGCGCGGCGCGCCGAAGTGCAGGCGGCAGTGCCAGTCCTGCGCGCCCTGGGTGCTCATCGTGAGCGTGCCCGGCAGGCAGCAGCCGTAAGCAGCGCAAAGGCCATAGGCCTGGGGTTCGTTGCCGCTGGCGGCGGCGCTGGCTTCGGCGTAGGAGTTCATGCGCTGGCTCCGTTCTGGTGCTGGGCGACCTTGGCGGCCGTCTGCGCTTTCAGGGATTCAAGGCGGTCGCGCTCGGCCTGGCTGGCCTCTTCGGCAGCTCGGCGGCGCTTCTCGCTGGGCGACATGGCGCTGGCAACCAGCTTGCGAAGGCGCGCGATGTTTTCGGCCGCTACCTCGTCGTCGCCCATGCCGTTGGAGGGATCAGGCGGCGGCAGCAGCGCGGCCACATGCGGCGCCGGTAGCAGCCCGGCATTGCCAGCAGCGGTCAACGCCCGTTCGCGGCGGTCAGCATCCCAGCCCAGCGATGCCTGCCATGCAACCTGCCGACGCTCGTTGCGCGCCCGCGCCACCAGGCGGTCGTATGCGCCCTTGAACGCCATGCGCGCGCCGACTTCGTCGCCCAAGTCCAGCACGGAACGGCACGACGCGAAGGCCTGTGCAGTTTCCTGCGTCCAGACGACCGTTTCCGCCTCGTCGCGGGACAGCAGCGCAGTAGCCCATGCCTCATCCGCGCTGGGTCGGTTGTCGCCCGTGCCGTGGCCGAGCAGCGCCAGAATCTGCGCCGGCGTGGGCGGGAATTTGGCCTCGTTCGCCACGTACTGCGAAAACGCGGCGCTGACCGCGGCGAACTCGTAGGGCTCCAGCATGCGCAGCCACAGCATCTGCGTCGCGGGCTGCGGCGCCACGCGGTTGTAGGCGTCGAACACGCCGGCCAGCAGGTCGGCAAAGGCGGAGGTATCGCGGCTGTGCATCAGATCGGCTCCATGTCGATGGTGCGGCTGTCGTTGCCGCCGTGGCCTGCCAGGCGCAAGAACTCCTGCTTGCGCCGTTCCGACTCGGTCATGCCCGACGCCATGCCCAGGCCGATCTGGCGTCCAGGCGCTTGGTCAGCACGGACCCATTCGGCCTTGAAGCTCTGCCATCCCCGCTCGGAAGCGGTGCGCAGTGCGGTGTTCAGCGACACGCCGGCCATCGCCGCTTCTCGCTCGATGCCGGTCAGCGCGGTCAGCGTGAACGGCGCTCGCTTCTTCGCGCGCAGCGCCAGGAAGTCCGCAGCCACCTGGGGTTCGACACCACGGGCTTGCAGGTCAGCAGCGGTGATCGTCGAACCTGCTTTGGGGCTTTCGGAGCTTTGGGATTTCCGGGTTTCGGTGCGTATCTTTTTTTCCTGTTCTTGTTCCTTCTCCTGTTCCTGTTCCTGTTCCTGTTCCTGGCTTCGATGGGGCTTCGAAGGGGCTTCGTTTTGAGCAAAGCAACCGGGATCGGAACTGACCGAAGCGGCACGTCTTTGGGTAAGGTGAAACGACTCGGAATACCGATCAAAGAACGCACCCAAAAACGGGTTATCAGGCAGCGCGTCATAGTCCTTCTGGATGCCCGCACAGCGTTTATCGGCGGGCTTCAGCGCTTCGCCGATCTGGTACGCGGCCATCTCATTGACCCAGACCATTTCAGAGGCTTCGTCGTAGGAGCAGAAGCCCACTTCGATGCACGCATGAAGCCCCTTCCAAGCCCCTTCGATGCCCAATCCGGTTTCGTGGGCCATGTACAGGACGGGCTGGTAATAGAGCCCGAGCATGTTGGAGTGGGGAGAACTGAGCAGATACAGGGCCACCAAAGCCCCTTCCGGAGACTTGCGAAGGGCCTTCCCGGTGTTCCCTGTCCAGAAGGTCGGGACGATCTTGGCGTAGTCGCGCATCAGAGCGCCTCCATCTTGCTGGCGCGCACAGGCAGCCAGCGGTGATATGCGAATTCCCATGTCGCGCGCTTCTCAGCGTCGGTAAGGCTGAAGCCTTGATCCAGACACTGGTGACATCTGAAGCAACCGGGAACGGTGAATTCATCTTTTGCCTTGATGCCCATGCCCTTGCCGTAGGCGGACCAATTTGCATGACACGGGACCACGCTTTCCCGTTCGCCGCGGCAAACGCCCGGGATCTGGAGAAAGCACGGCTCGCCTTTACAAGCAGCCAGGTACTTGGGTTCGTGATAGCCCGGGCGCTTCTTCGGCGCGCGGCGCTTGAATGGGGTTCTCGCCAGGCCGGTGGTGGCCTTGAGCGGGGTCTTGCGCGTGAGAGGGGCTGAGCGCTTGAGCGTCATGCGACAAGCCTCCCCTGGCGCTGGGCATCTTCAATGCGGCGGCAAGCGATGTCGAAGTACGCGGTCACGGACTCAATGCCGAAGAAGCTGCAACCCGCCTGCATGGCCGCCACGCCGGTTGAACCGCTTCCCATGTAAGGGTCCACGATGGAAGCAGGACGCCCAGCCTGATCAATGCTCCAACGCATCAGGATTTCCGGCTTTTGCATCGGGTGAACGCGCTTCTGCCCGGCCGTTACCTCATGGCGGGCACCCTCACCGACGCACAGGCCATCCCATAGAAGGCGAAAGATGCGCAGCGGACCGCCAGGGTTGACGTTCGTCCATGCCGTCTCGCCATCCCCTTGCGAGCGAATTTTCCCGGTAGGCACCTTGTCCCATACCAGGGTTCGCCCTTGCGGCAGCCGGTGCCCGAATTTGTGTGCGCCCCATATCAAAACGGCGGGCGCAACTTCGAGAAGGTGCGTCGGGTCAAACGGTTCGTCATCGCCTTCAATCTCGGCGTGCAAATTCGGCAGCACCTGCAGCGTCTTACCGTTCCGCTGGACCACTGCTGATTCGCGCGAGCCACCCTTGTAGAAGGTGTTCACCTTGTAGCTTTGCCCATACGGCGGGTCAGTGATCACCGCATCAACCTTCGGCAACGTCGGCAGAATCTCCCGGCAGTCGCCCAGGTACAGGGTGGCGTTCCCGATGATTTCTTTACGCATCAGCGGGCCTCTCGCGTGCGGAATTCCACGCCAAGCTCAGCGCCGGCGGCTTCAACCTGGGTCAGGTACTGGGCCATGCCCTTGACGGTCAGCATGGTGGTGCTGCCCACCAGCACGCGATCACCGCGCGGGGTGTACTCCCATTTGCGGTAGCCTTCCAGACACAACTCCGAGTCGAACTCTTCGGGCAGAAAGTCGCGCTTGAACTGTTCATGCCAGGACTCGGCCGGGAAGCGCTGCCCCAGCAGCCACGCCTGTTCGGCGATGTCGGCCAGGGGGCCGACCCACATCAGGGCGTTCTGGCTCATCTTGCGCGGCTTCACGCGCTCGCGCACCACCACCTCCAGCGGCTCGTCGGCATCCAGCGGCAAGTTGGCCAGGAACGTCTGCGCGGCGGCCTGTTGGCTGGCGCCGATCAGCAGGAACGTGCGGGGGTTGTGCAGGCGCTGGCGCATGTCTACCTCGCCCCGCAATTGCCCAGGCTCAGCCGGGCCTTGCAGCAGCGCGATCCGATTTCATTGCCGCGCGCCAGATAGTCCATGTAGCCGACCTCGACGATCGTCAGGCCCAGGGCCCGGCACATCGAATCCAGCTTCTCCAGCGTGATACCGGTGGCACCAGAACAAATCTTGGACGGCATGCTGGCGTCCCAGCCCGTCTCATCCAGCAGCTTTTGGCGCTGGGCCTGGTTGGCCATTGCCAAGCGCAAGGCCGTTTCGATGATGTGGGGACCGGACATTCCGGCCGGTTCAATGGGAATCATGGCTGCTCAACAGGAAAGGAATGCCCTGGAATTGGCCGCCGGGCACACTGGCGGCATGAAAAATCTGACCGAAACCGAAAAGCTGCTGATCACCGCCCAGGACATGGCCCGGCGCACCTTCATCGACCCGTCCGAAGCCGCGGTGATGGCCATCTTTGAAGAGCTGCGCGCCGAGCGCGACCGCATGGCATGGGCCACCGACGACCGCGTCGGCGCGACGGTGCATTGATGCGCTACACATCGAGCGGACCTATGGGGATGCGGTTGTCCTGCGGGTCGGGATCACGCATGGTTGGCCTCCTGGTCGGAAATCGGCCCGTGCTCTTCACCAGGGGCCGGCAGATACGTACGGATCAAAGTGGCGCAGTTCGTGGCCGCGAGCTTCGGCGTGGTGTTGCAGTTGCCCGTGTAGCTCGCGGCATGGGCATCGCAGCATTGAGCGGCGCGCTCGCGCATCGCCTCGACACCTGCGCGAAAGCCAGAATTCCAGTCAGAGGTCATCGTGCTGGGCTGCGCCTGCGGACGTTTGGGCGGCGGTGGCGGCAAGCCCGTGTCTCCAGCCTTGTATCGATCGAGCCACAGAGCCTTTTGCTCGTCGGTGACATCAGAGGGCCACGGCAGATGGGAATAGAACTGCGAGTACCCGAGCGGACCACGCGGGCGTTGAACGGGGGAAGCCATCTACGCCGCCTCCTGCTGGGCAGAAAAATGGGCGGCCAGCCCCAGACGGATATGATCGTGTTTCCACAAACCCAACCCGATCCGAAAGGGACTAGCCATGAGCGAAAAATTCAATCCCGTGAGCGTCAAGTCGCTAACCATCACGCCTCACCTCGCGCACGATGCGTTTCCGACCGTCCGAGTCGATATCCCTCTCGAACACACTCAGTCACTAGGGACAGAAGCGATTTCCCTGTCTCTTCTGCTGCCGCTAGAGAAACAAGACTGGACGGAACTTCAACGAAAAGCGGTGGAGCGGGCGATAGCGATACTTCAATCTGCCCTTGCACACGACCAGCAACGCTGAGGGATAGCCGCAGGCGCGCATTGACGGGCGGGCTATCAGTGCCGTCCAGCTCAAATGCGCGCAGCCGCTCCTTGACCTCTTGTCCAGAAATCAGTCCGGCAGCGAGAAGTCGGTCCTGGCTTGCGTCTGGAGGGGGTGGCATGGCTTTGCCGTCACGCATGGCTCGACTCCTGCTGGGCTGGAGCGGCGGTGGCCAGCTCGGGCGCGGGCGGCGGTAGTGATCGAGCCAATTCGGCCAGCTTCAGCGCGTCGTTGGCGCCAGCGGAAGGCGCGCCGGCCTCCCAACGAGAGAGCCGCGGCTGCGGAATGCCTGTGCGCCGGGAAATTTCCGACTGGGTCAATCCGGCGGCGCGAATGCGCTTGATGAGGTCGGTAGCGGTGTCCATGGGCATCAGATTATACGTTTCCGAATAACCATGCAATACCCAATCGAATTATTCATTCATGCATAGTTTCGCCATGAACTCCCGTGAATTCTTGGCGGCGCTGATGTCGCGCGCCGGCGACACTGCGAACTCCCTTGCACGCAAAGCGAAGGTGCCGCAGCCCACCATCTACCGATTTCTGTCTGGAACGGCGGCCGAGCCGCGCGTGTCCACCTTCGAGCCGATCGCCCGCCATTACGGCGTACCGGTCGAGGCCTTTCTGAGCGACCGCGCGCGGGCCGACCTGGTGGCGACGATGTTCAGCGGAGAAGGCGACAAGACGCTGATGGCACTTCCCAAGGCTGTGGTTTCGGATGACGTGCCCATTCCCCAGTTCGACACCGGCGGCAAGATGGGCGACGGGTTGGAGCTGCGCGACCAGCCAGGCCTTATCAAGAGCTGGCGCGTGGATCAGGCATGGCTGGCGCAGAACGTGCGCGGCGCCACGTCGGCCAGCAATCTCTGTATCGTGACCGGCTTCGGCGACTCGATGCGACCCATGTTCAACCCTGGTGACCCTTTGCTGGTCGACCGCGGCGTCATCACGGCCGACTATGACGCCGTGTACTTCTTCCGCGTCGATGGCGAGGGGTTCATCAAGCGCCTGCAGAAGATCCCCGGCAAGGGCCTGATGGCGCTGTCGGAGAACCCGGCATACCAGGCCTGGGTAGTGGAACCCACCATGGATTTCGAGGTCTTCGGCCGCGTGTTGAAGGTCTGGCGCAGCGAAGATTTTTAGGCCGTTGAGGCAGGGAGCGCTGGTGTCAGTCTCCCGGCGCGCACTGTACCCACTTGCGTTGGTAGCCCAAATCGTTGGCATGGCCCCAGCACCAGCCCACATACCGGATTTGCTTCATGAGTAACTCGCGCTCGCTGCACGCCACTTCAGTCGCTTGAGCGTTCGCGGCACCCCCGCGACATAGCGTATCCAGACGGTCTGCCTCGGCGAGCATTCCGGAAACTTCAGCACGCGACCGAGCGCTGTTCCCCGCAGGCAAATTGCCCTCGAATCGGCAATCGAGAATTGGGGTTTGGAAGGCCATGCCGAGCCCAACACACCGTCTCTGGATGGACTCGCCCCGCCGCAACTGCGCCAGCATGCCTTCGTGAGCTGTGGCGAAAACCAGCTTGACAGATCGGTATGGATCATCGGCCCACAAAGCCACGTATGGCTCCCCTCCAGCATCTCTCCCCACTTCCTGAACCACACCGCGAATTTCCACGGGCTTGCCCCTATATTTCGCGTCGGCGGCAATACCGTTGGCGAGATACGCACGGAGCAGTTCTCCCGCCCACAAGGAATTATCTGAGCTGGCGGATTTCCTGGTCTGTGCTGTCGAGATCCGGGAATTCTTAGCCAGCGCCTGATACTGGGGCGTGATGTTGTTGTACCACTCCTCCAAGCAATCGCTATCTCGGCAGTTGTCTTGACGCCATTTGAGATCTGCCTGCGCGCGGCTCGATAGCGCCTTCAAATCCCCACCCCCGGCCTTCGCCGCCGCATAAGCCCGTGCAAACTTGGTGTCCAGATTAAGCAATGTCTGGTTGTCGCACACGAGCCGATCTACCACTGTCGGCTTGGCATTGCAGTCCACACTGTTCTGCGCAGACGCGACCGACGGCGCGGTCCCCGCAATAAGCGCACACAACCAGACACTCTTCAGCTTCGACTCCATAGGACCTCCGAAAATCCCCCCCGCATCATAAGCCGAGCGACGCCTATAGGCGCACTTGGGACATTGACGATGGCCGGGAATACCCTTACGAATTATTTATTCGTTTTCGTATTGACTTGATTTATTCGTTTGCGCATAATTCTCCCAACACCTCCCCACCCCGGGGAGAAACGGGAGAAGACCTTGAAACACGAGATCAAGAACCGCTGGACCGGCGCCGTGCTCTTCACGGCTGACGTGCCCGAGGGCACCGAGAGCGGCATGGTTGCCCGCGTGGCGCTGGAGCAGGCCGTGGAGGCCCGTGCCGACCTGCGCGGTGCCTACCTGGGCGATGCCAACCTGCGCGGTGCCAACCTGGGCGATGCCAACCTGCGCGGTGCCAACCTGCGCGGTGCCAACCTG